GTGAAGCAGATAAAACTAACGTGCACATGCGCTTTCGTGAGGGGTACGAACCTGTACATCCAAGCGAAGTGTCAGGCTATGACCTGCCTGTTATCGATGATGGTAACCATGCAGGCACAGTCGGTGTTGGTGGTTTGATGTTAACCAAGATTCCAAAAGAGACTGTGGAAGAGCGAAATGCTTATTTCGCGCAACAAACAGATCAACAGATGAATGCTGTAGATAATGACTTGATGCGTGATGAACACCCTGCAATGCCAATCTCAAAAGAGAGAAAGACGCAGGTATCTTTTGGTCGAGGCAACAAATCGTAGCCTCTTTTTGATTGTGTTTAACTAGGAGATTCAAAAATGGCAAATCAAGATGCCGCTTTTGGTATGCGTCCAGTGCGTATGGTGGGCGGTGGCCCCTATACGGGAGGACAAAGCCGATATCGAATCGCCGCTAACTATGGCACCGCTATCTTTCAAGGAGATATGGTTGCCCAAGTAACTGGTGGTACGGTAGAGGTTCACGCAGACGGAGGCACTGTGCCTATCGTTGGCGTATTTAACGGCTGCATGTACACCGATCCCACGACAAGTGAGCAAGTGTTCAGCAACTTTTATCCTGCAAGCACCAACGCTTCAGACATCATTGCGTTTATCATTGATGATCCGAATGTTGTGTATGAAATTCAGGCTGATGATACATTTCCGATCACCGATCTCTTCGGCAACTTCGACATTGTATATACCAGTTCTGGCAGCACAGTGACGGGCATTTCAGGCGCAGAGCTTGATGTCACCACTGGCGCAACAACTGCAGGATTGCCCATCAAGGCCATCGATATTTCTGCTGACCCAGAAAACTCAGATGTTGCTACGGCGAATACCAACGTACTCGTTGTTATTCAGAACTCAATCTACGGCCAGAAAGGCGCGGGACTAGCATAGGAGGCTAACTAATGGCTATTTCAAGAGCACAATTAGCCAAAGAGCTAGAGCCTGGTCTCAATGCTTTATTTGGCATGGAATACGCTCGTTATGAAAACGAGCATGCCGAGATCTTTGAAACCGAAGCTTCAGACCGAGCGTTTGAAGAAGAAGTCCTGATCGTAGGCTTTGGTAATGCGCGTGATAAATCTGAAGGGCAGGGCGTTGCATACGACCAAGCTTCTGAAGGTTTCACTGCACGTTATACGCACGAAACTGTCGCCTTAGCATTCTCGTTAACCGAGGAAGCGGTAGAAGATAATTTGTATGACCGCCTTGGCGCTCGTTATACAAAGGCGCTGGCTCGTAGCATGGCACACACTAAGCAAGTAAAAGCTGCAAACGTATTGAACAATGCGTTTAGCTCTAGCTTCTTGGGCGGTGACGGCAAGTCTCTTGTCGCTACTGATCACCCTCTTGCTGGTGGTGGCACTTTCTCAAACCGTCCTTCTGCGTTTTCAGATCTCAACGAGACTTCGTTAGAGAACGCATTGATCAGCATCTCGACTTTTGTTGATGATCGAAACATGATCTTGGCTCTGCAAGGAACCAAGTTGGTTGTTCCGCCTCAACTTCAGTTCGTTGCGGATCGTTTGCTGGAAACTCCTGGACGAGTAGAAACGGCTGACAATGACATCAACGCAATCAGAAACATGGGTCTGCTGCCTCAAGGCTACGCAGTCAACCATTTCTTGACTGACACTGATGCATTCTTTGTCTTGACCGACTGCCCAGATGGCTTCAAGCACTTTGAGCGAAGCCCAATCGCCACTTCTATGGAAGGTGACTTCAACACTGGTAACGTGCGTTACAAGGCCAGGGAGCGTTATAGCTTCGGCTTCAGTAATCCACGCGCTGTGTTCGCATCACAAGGCGCTTAATGTTCCACATGGAACATTGAAAGAAAGGGGCACTTGTTGCCCCTTTTCTTTTTCTGCTGTATAAAACTCATATCCCTGACAGGCGCATCCCGTGCCTGACATAGCCAAGACAGGAGATCAACATGGCTAATACAACATTTAAAGGCCCAGTAAGATCAGAAGATGGATTTAAGGCCATTAGCAAAGACGCCACCAGTGGCGCGGTTACAGAAATTACTACTTATGGGGGCGCTCCCGTAAGCCTTTCAGACGGTAACGTCACTCTTACTAACGCCACTCACAGTGGCCGAGTTTTGTTAGTGCCAGATGGTGGACAAGACAACACTTACACATTGCCAGCGCCAGTTGCTGGATCCACGTTTAGGTTTGTTTATGCGGGTGGTGCAGCTGATGCAACTGACGCACTTGTTGTTACACCAGGTAACACAAACTTCTACATTGGTGGAGTTACTTTCTTAGATACAGATGGCAACGAAGTTAGCTCAGTGTTTTCTAATGGAAGCTCAAACAGCAGCATTCAACTGAACGTTCCTGCTGGATTCGATGTAACTATCGTCGGGCTAAATACTACTAACTATCAAATCTTTGGAAATGTTACGAGTACCACTGCTCCTGCGTTTGCTGATCAGTAATAGACATGTGGCTATAACAAGAGGGCTTTTGCCCTCTTTGCCTAGGAGAAAAAATGGCTGATACAGTAACTTCTCAAACAATACAGGATGACAATCGCAAAGCTGTTTTAAAGTTCACAAACATCAGTGATGGCACTGGCGAGAGCGCAGTTACCAAGATTGATGTAAGTGCACTTACAAAAAATAGTGGAGGTGATTCTTGCACTGAGGTAGCGATATCAAAGATATGGTGGCAGTGCGTTGGCATGGGCGTTCAGCTTTTAAACGACGCAACCACTGATACTTTGATCATTGCGCTGTCTCCAGACTCAAATGGTATGCATGATTACACTCCGTTCTCTGGCATACCCAATAACGCTGGCAGTGGTAAAACTGGCGATGTTCAGTTCACCACAATTGGTGCAAGCAGCGGAGATACCTACACGGTAATTCTAGAAGTAATCAAGAGTTATACCTAATGACAACTTCTGGCAGCAGCGACTTCACACCAGACGTAGCTGAGTTTATCGAAGAGGCTTTTGAACGATGCGGGCTTGAACTGCGCACATCTTATGACGCAGTGACGGCTCGCAGATCGTTGAATCTTTTGTTCGCTGATTGGGCAAACAGAGGTCTTAATCAGTGGACGGTCACAAACTCAACAACAACGTTGACTGTTGGCGATCAGTTTCTTGATCTATCTGCGACTACGATTGATGTGCTTGATGTTGTGTTGCGTAGAACAGAAAACAGTGAAACAACTGATATACAGATGAGCCAGATTGGTAGGTCTGAGTATTGGAATATTCCAAACAAAGATACTCAAGCTAGGCCGACTCAATTTTTCTTAGATAAACAGCTAACACCTAGGCTTTACATTTGGCCTGCATCAGAAAACTCTACCGATCAACTGATCATCAATAGATTGGTTCGGATTGAAGATGCAGACGCATCTGTAAACACAGTGGATACGCCTTTTAGGTTTTATCCTTGTTTGGCTGCTGGTCTTGCGTATTACCTTGCGCTCAAGAAAGCGCCAGATCGTGTTCAAATGCTCAAAGCTTTCTATGAAGAAGAGTTTGCACGGGCTGCAGATCAAGATGAGGATCGAGCGTCTTTAACCATCGCCCCCGGCATTAGATCTTATAGGCGAGCATAATGGCTTATGCATCTGGCAAACACTCAATAGCCATATGTGATCGATGCGGCTTTAGATATAAATACACTCAACTTAGAGAAGAGTGGAATGGGTTTCGTGTTTGTTCAGAGTGTTTTGAGCCAAAACATCCGCAACTAGAACCTGTGCGTCATTTGGCAGATCCAGAGGCATTGCGTCATCCTAGGCCAGATGTTCCGCCAGGGGTGGTTGCAGGAGCAGGTGTTGTGCGGACAATAGACGCAAACAGCATGATGTCTGTTACTGGCGATGTGATAGGTAGTGAGTTTTCTCAAGATGCTGCTACAGGTGAAATAGGCACAGTGACGGTGGTGATATCATGAGCTTTACACTAGCTACACTAAAATCCACAGTGCAAGATTACTGTGAGACTTCAGAGACAACGTTTGTTGCTGACTTAAATACGTTTATCAAAGAAGCAGAGGAGCGCATTCTGAAGAATGTAGAGCTTCCTGTGTTTAGAAA